TCGTCGTGTAGACAAGAGAAAAGCTAAACGCTTATTTAACTTAGGGTATACTATTCACCTTATACCTAGCAATGCAGGCATCAACACACATCATAAAACTATAAGTAAAACCAAAGTGCCTGATTTTGACAGGTACGTACAAGCGTATAAAGATTGCTTTTGTTGGGGTGCAAATGAATATCCAACATTTGTAATTAATGTATATGAAGTAATGGCAGAGGAGATGTAAGGATGATTATAAATAATAAGTTAGTAGTATTTATAAATAAACTTATACTAAAATTGGTGTCAAACAATGACAAGAGATATTATTTGTATGACCACAGAGGAAAGTTTATTAAAGTTATTAAATGAGAGGTAATAAAAATGAACATTAAGGAAACTTTAGAAGACATTAAGGAAACAGTATGTAATAGTAGATTATACGTGTCACCATTCGAGCTAGATAATTATATGTGTTCTCTAGGAGCTGTTAGCTACTTTAAGGATAACAGCGAGAAAGACTTTAAAGAAGATGGAATACCTTGCTGGTATTTTCCTAAGTTTAAAAAATGGATAGGGATTGAAAAAGAATATAGTGATAAATACACTATGCACTTAAATGATGTCGTAATTATAGATTGAATATTAGGAATATTATGTCTTTATTATCTGCTAGTTAACTTTAGTTAATAAATGCTAACTGTAGTTAGCTAGTAGCCATAAGGGCATAAGCTCTTAAAAGTAAACAAAAGGTAGGTAGATATTATGTCTAATAACTTAGTAGAAATTAGAAACAATCAAGTAGTAGTAAGTAGCCGACAAGTGGCTGAAAAATTTGGGAAAGAACATAGAACGGTGTTACGTTCACTCAGCACAAAATTGTGCGGAGCTAATAAAGACAGGCTTTCACAGCATTTTTACAAGGATACGTACAAGGATAGTACAGGAAAATCAAACACTATTTATTACATGGATAGGGATGGCTTTTCATTCTTAGTAATGGGCTTCACTGGAGAAAAAGCAGATAAATGGAAGCTAGATTTTATTGAAGCCTTTAACACTATGGAAAAACAGCTCCAAACTCAGCAACTATTACCAAACTTTAATGACCCTGTGGCTTCTGCTCGTGCATGGGCAGATGCAATGGAAGCCAAACAGAAAGCACTATTAGAACTAAAAGAAGCACAGCCAAAGATAGAGTTTGCAGAAGCAATACAAGCAAGTAACGAAAGTATCAGCGTCAGTTGTATATGGAAAAGGGATATTTTGAAGTGGACACAAAAGTCTTTAAGACACCTTGGACTACTAAATATACTCATATTCCTAAAATAACACCTAAAGGACAAGAATATTTTCTTAATCATTTTTTAAAAACTAAATGTGAATAAGACAACAACATATAGGTAATAAGAGGGTAGGACGTGAAGCCTTACGGTCTTACCCTCTATTTTTATACCCATTTTTAAGAACTAAAAGGAGAAATGAACATGACTAAAGATTTTAATTACTACTATGAACAATATGGAGAGCTTTATTTAAAACAATTAGAGCTTGAAGCTGACTACAAGCAACGAGCTGAAAACATTTTGCAAGCTAATATTGATAAAGCAGTAGCTGATAGTGAAGCAAGTAAAACAAAAGTTGGCTCTAAAATAATAGCACACATATGGGATGACATAAGTCAAGAAATGAGTAAACTTTTAGAATCTATTAGTAACCCTAAGCGAGGTGTAGTCCCTGCATATACTATACAACTAAAGGAACTAATGGCTATATATGTAAACAAGCAAGATGAGCTAGTAAATCTGATGACAATGGCAACTTGTAGCACACTATTAAACGCTTGTTTTATTCCTAAAAATAGCAGTATTTCTAAGGTAGCCAGTGAGATAACTAAGGTTATTTTACAAGAAGCAAACTTAGAAAAATTTATCCTTGAAGAAGGAGCAAAAGGCGAAGACATAGAGAAAGAAACAAATGTTTTAAGAACAAGCGTACTAAAAGGTATAAATAAAAGAGTCCGTTCTTCATATCGTGTCGCCTATATATCAGCACGTATGCGAGCTGTAGACTATACAGGGGAACTGAAGTGGTCTAAAGAAGCCTGCCAAAGACTAGGAGCTAAACTCTTAGAAATAGGGGTAAAGGCTAGTGGATGCTTTGAGTTGGTAGAACGTTCCTATGATGATTTCTTAGTTAAGAAAGATTATAAAGGGAACAAAAGTATGCTTAGTGTAGTACCTAGTGAATGGTTAGAAAAGACATGGAAGCATAATACAGACCTTATGTCTAAATATGCTCACTCTTTTATACCTACTATTATACCACCTAAAAAATGGGATAGTCCTTATGGTGGCGGTTATTATGGTGCATTTCAAGGGTTTGCAAATATAATACGTAAAGACACCAACAGCTCTATTTTTGCAAAAGAATATAAACAAAAGCTGGAACAGGTAGATTTAACATTTATCTATAAAGCACTTAATGCTTTACAAGAAACACCTTTCAAGATAAATAAAGAAATCCTAGAAGTATCAGAGAAAATCATAGCTACTGGTGGTAACTTAGGTGGCTTTCCGCAAACTGAACCTTACGAAATGTTACCACAACTGCCTGAACCATATACAGAAGAAGAACTAAGAGAACACAAGAAAAAACAAGTAGCTATAATTAAGCGTAATCAACGTAGACAATCAAAGGCTTTGCGTGCCTTAATGGCTGTAGGTACAGCTAAAAGATTTAAAGACTACGAACGTATATATTTTCCACATAACATGGACTATAGGGGCAGATGTTATCCTATACCAACTTCACTATCACCACAAGGGGACGATATAACAAAGGCTTTATTGGTCTTTGCTGAACCAGCTCCTTGTAAGAATGAGGATGACTGGAAGTGGCTTGCGATACATGGTGCAAACCTTGCAGGTCATGACAAAATATCTTTTGCTGAACGTATCCAATGGGTAGAAGACAACACATTAAATATTATTGCTAGTGCTGAAGACCCTTTAGGCTATACATGGTGGTCTAAAGAAGCAGAGAATGATTACCCAATGGAGTTCTTATCATTCTGTTTTGAATGGAAACGCTTTAAGTTATGGATGTCACAGCATGGTACTTGTGTTGACTTTAAGTCAAACATTCCGATTGCCTTTGATGGTACTTGCTCAGGACTTCAGCACTTCTCAGCCCTACTACGTGATGAGATAGGTGGTCATGCAGTTAACTTAACACCTACTGATAAAGTACAAGATATTTACTCTATCGTTGCCGAAAAAGTAAATAAAGTCTTGACAAAAGACGCAATTAGTGGTAATGGGGATGACTACAAAAAAGACAAAAAAAGTGGTGAATATATCTTAGATTTTGAAGGTAATAAGCAAGTTAAATATGGTACTAAAACACTTGCTCAGCAGTGGTTAGTATACGCTAGGGATAAATTCGGAACTGAAGGCATAACTAGAAAAGTTTGTAAGCGTTCAGTTATGACTCTAGCATATGGTTCAGGTCTTTATGGTTTCAAAGAAAATCTTTTAGAAGACATAATAAAACCATACGTGCAGGCACACCCTGACACACATCCATTCTTGTCACCTACTCAATCTGCTGTTTACATGGCGGACTTAATATGGAACGCTGTATCAACTACAGTAGTAAAAGCTGTAGAAGGCATGAAGTATCTGCAACAGATAGCTAAATTAATATGTAAAGGTAGCCACGTTGTTACATGGACAACACCTAATGGACTACCAGTTCAACAAGAGTATATGAAAGTTAAACAAGTAACATTTCAAATGCGAATAAATGGTGATAGACATAGATTTTATACTCAGGAAACAACAGGAGATATAGATGGTAAAGGGCAAGCTCAAGGTATTGCACCAAATTATATACACAGTATGGATGCCTGTCACTTACAGCGTGTAGTAGTAGCAAGTAAAGAAGCTGGTAACAGTAACTTTGCTATGATACATGATAGTTTTGGTACTGATGTTGCTCATGCAGGAGAATTATTCAGAATTATCAGAGAACAGTTTGTTAAACTATATGACAATCAAGACCACCTACAAAACTTTTTAGATGACGTTAAGTATCTAATAGACACAAATGAGAAATTACCTGAACACCCTAAGTTTGGTAATTTAGAAGTAAAAGAAGTATTAAATAGTGATTTCTGTTTTGCTTAAATTTTAATTGTCACACTAATAGAAGAAGAAGAAGGGAAACTAAAGTTAACTATAAGTTATTTAAAGTATGACTAAAGTTAACTTTAGTTTCTACTTACTACTACCTATTAAATACTTAATATTATTGTCTTTAAATTAACTATTAGTAACTTAAAGTTAATTGTCACACTAATAGAAAGAGGTGATATTTGATGTCTATTTTAACTTTTTGTCTTGCTGCATGGGTAGTAACTTTTGTAGCTACTATAGCAGTAGCTAATTACCAACTTAATAAGTAAGAAGGTGGTAATAGTGGATAGTAAACATTGTATTAACTGTAAATATAAATTCGTTAAGCCTGATAAAGAGCCTTGTTGTTTGTGTCTTACTGCTGAAGATTATGTAAACAACAGGCACTCTTATTGGGTGCTAGAGGAAACAACAGAAGAAACTGAAGGTAACGAAAGGAAGACTGAAAGTGGAATTAGTTTATGAAGGTAAGAAGAGTATTTCAGACTTAGAGAACATTATTAATAATAAAATTAATAATAGTTACCCTATTCATATTATAAGTGAAAAAGGTGCTTATATATCAGGAGATAACTTTGAAGTAATGATAAGATTACTTAAATACTACGAAAATAAAATTGATTTAATTTATATAGACCCACCTTTTAATACTAATTCAACTTTTTATTACAAAGAAGGTAGAGTGTCTACTGTAAGCACCGAAAGAAATAGTGATGTTGCTTATGTTGATAAGTTTAGTATGAATAGTTATATAGAATTTATGAGAGAACGCTTATATTTAATGCACAAACTTCTAAGCAATAAAGGTACACTATATTTACATGTAGATTTAAAAGTAGGTCATTATTTAAAAATAGTGCTAGATGAGATTTTTGGTGAAGAAAATTATTTAAATGATATAACAAGGATAAAATCTAATCCAAAGAATTTCAAAAGGAAAGCTTTTGGTAACGAAAAAGATGTTATATACGTATATGCAAAAAATAAACCAAATAATATCTTTAACGATATAAAAGAACCTTTAAGTGATGACGAGATTAAGCAGATGTTTAGTAAAATTGATGATAAAGGTAGACACTATACTACTGTACCTTGCCACGCTCCTAAAGAAACTCTTAATGGTGAAACTGGTAGAGAGTGGCGAGGTATGCTACCACCTAAAGGTAGACATTGGAGATGCTCCCCTCGTAAACTAGAATTAATGGATGCAGAAGGTTTAATTGAGTGGTCATGTAATGGTGTACCTAGAATAAAAAAGTATGCAGATGAACACACAGGTAAAAAGATACAAGATATATGGGATTATAAAGACCCGCAATATCCTATTTATCCTACAGAAAAGAACCATGATATGCTAGATATGATAGTTAAACAATCATCTAATGAAAGTTCAATTATTATGGACTGTTTTAGTGGTTCTTCAGCTTTTATTAAAGCTGGTGTAACCCATAATAGAGTTGTTATTGGTATAGATAAATCAGATGTGTCTTTTACTGTTAGTAAAGCAGATAAATTACTAGATAAAATTGATTTTATAGATGGCAACAATTAAAACAATTAAAACGAAAGGAAGACTGAAAGTGGCTATTAAAATTGAAAGAAGCTGTAGTAATTGTGAAAGTAATTTTGTTTCTAAAGAGTTTAAAAAGTGTACTAAATGCGAAGCACTAAAGAGCTTCTATCTACGTAGTTATGATGAAGATGTAACGTGTGAGGATAAAAGATATCCATTATGGAAACCGCACAAACAGTCAGTTAATGTTGCAGATAACCCTGATGTGCTTTGCTCTTTAGATAGAGTAGTAATAGAAGCACAGACAGTAAAAGACTACAATGAGTTTAAGCATTATTCAGTGTGCATAGAAGACATAATCAGACATTGTCATAAATTCAGACAAGCTCTTTGTTCATACGTGATAGAAAACCCTAGAGTTGCAACAGAGCCTTTTATAAAAAGAGAACTTGAAGCACTAGAAGAATTGATAGAAAATGCAAAAAATAATGGTCTTTCTTATAACGTACAAAGAATAGTAGATGTAGATGTTATTACAGAAAGAGTAAAAACTTATGCAGGTGAGAATAAACTTTATGTGTACTTTAAGTATACTTTGACTTGGAGTGGTAAGCCTTTTGTCGTAGCTATATTCACGATAAATTTAGGCTCTTTACCTATTAGTGTGGAACTATCATGATTAAATATACACTTAATGGTGTACTAAAAGTGTGCTACACCTGTCGCTTTTGTGATTGCATTAATCGTCACCCTTGTTGTACTTCATGCAAACATTATGACAAGTGGCAGCAACGAGAGTGTATGTATTGTCTTAATAATTGGATTAGCAATGACAAAGAACCTTGTAGTTCTTGCTATAAAGATGGATGGAAACCTAAGTTTAGCTTAAGGCTACCACCAGCAACTAAAGTATAAAGGAGAATAAAGAAATGGAAGAAATTAAAACTTGTGATAATTGTAGATATACTAATTCAAGTATTGCTTTAGAGCCTTGTCGCTCTTGTATAGATATTATGTCAGGAGAACGTCATAATTGGGAAGCTCCTGTAGATGAAATTAAAACTTGCTCTAACTGTAAGCACGCTTCTGATGGACTAGATGATGATATTTGCGAACAGTGCAGTGTGTCAGATAGGGGTGGTACTATTTGCTATTGGGAAAATAGAAATAAAACTGAAAGTAAACAAGAAGTATATAATGGTGTGACACCTTCTTGTTGTACGTGTAAGCATTTTGAAACCAATTCAAATAATGAACCATGTTCAAAATGTGTTGCTATATGTAATGGAATTGTTTCTTATTGGGAAGAAAGAGATAGTACCAAAGAACCACAGACAGCTAGGGAAGTAGTAGAAAAAACTGTTGAGCAACGTTTACAAGAAGAACACTTTGATGAACATTATCATGACAAAGTTCAGCCTTTAGAAATCATGCAGGAAATTATGACACCTGAAGAATTTAGAGGTTTCCTTTTCGGTAACATTATCAAATACTCTTGTAGATGTGGTAAGAAGGATGAACCACAAAAAGAATTTGCTAAACTAAGACGCTACAGAGAGTGGTACGATAAGGCAGTATTATGTGAACATATAGACCCTAGAGTTTAATTGTCACACTAATAGAAGGAGAAGTACATTTAAGCACATCATTAAGGCTTAATACTTCTTCTTCTTTTTAATTGTCACACTAATAGAAGAAAGAAACACCATAAAGGAGAAACATAAAATGGCTAAAGAAAAATATACAAGCTTAACAACACCTATTGGTAGTGCATATTTTGCACACTTATTTGAAACAGAAAAGTTTGATGAAAAAGACACAGGTAAATATACTGTCTTGGTAAAGTTTAAAGAGTCAGATAGTGACTACATCAAAGCTTTAATTCAAGACGAGTTAGATAAATATTTAAGTATTCTTAATAAACCTGTCAAAGAAGACTGTGCTTCTTTAGGTGTAAAAGAATACAAAGATGAAGAATACTTTAAGTTTAGCATGAACGCTCAGATTAAACTTAAGAGCGGTAAGGTATTAAATAGAACAGTACCACTTTATGATGCTAAAGGTAACATTATTACCAATCAGATTACTGAAGTTGGCAATGGTTCTAAAATTAAAGTATCAGCTGATTTAGTTCCGTTCTATATGAACAATAAGAACTATGGGGTTTCGTTACGTCTTAAAGGTGTACAGATTATTACCCTTGAAGACAATCAAACACCTTCAGCGTCTAGTTTAGGTTTTGGTGTCGTTGAGGATGGTTTAGACATCAATAAGCAACAGCAGAAACCTTTAGTTGACGATATGGATGATGAAGAAGTTGATGGTTACCCATATGAATATGAAGTAGAGGGTGATTTCTAATAGTAAATAGAAGTTTCCTTAAAGCAGGTAAGTATAGTTATAAGCCTAGCAATGGTCACAGAAGTGGACTTGAAGATAAGATAGCCGCACAAATAAAAGCATATGAAGACAAAGAGGTGTATGAGAACTACTATCTAAAGTACACTATACCAGCTAAGGAGCATAAGTACACACCTGATTTTATTTTACAAAATGGGATTATAGTTGAAGCTAAAGGTATCTTTGATACTGCCGACCGCCAAAAGCATTTGCATATTAAAGAACAGTATCCACATTTAGATATTCGCTTTGTATTTCAAAATGCAAACAATAAGTTATATAAGGGTGCTAAGTCAACTTATGCTGACTGGTGTAACAAGCATGGCTTCAAGTATGCCCAAAAGATTATACCAAATGGGTGGTTTAAAGAACCTCAATGTTCTCTTGATGGTGTTCTCTTAAAGACTAAAAAGGAGAAAGTCCAATGATTAAATTTAAAGAGAGAACAGAAAAGCCTGAAGGTATTAAATGTGTATTTAATCCAACATATGCAAACAAAACTGTGGATGAGATTGAAGTTGAAATGAAAAGAAAAGGTAGACTTAATGTAGGTTACCATTATGTATTAAGTGACACAGGTTACTTGCAGAAAGCTTTAGATAACAAGTTGTATGCTGATTACAGTTTAGACGGCTACAAAAAGTATATTTATGTGTTGGTAGTGGCAGATAATCTAACAGATGCAACTGATAGTGTCTTAAAGAAACTTTCAGAAACATTAAGTTTACCTCTTATAAATGAGTGATAAATATGTCTTTTTCAGAATTAGTTGAAGCTCACTTGCCTTGCCCTGATTGTGGTAGTAGTGATGGCTTGGCTGTTTATACAGACCACACATTTTGTTTTGTCTGTGAAAAGTATACAGCTAATGAACATCAAATAACTATAGAGAAAGGAGAAGGTTCGACCATGCTTCAAAATAAACATAAGAAATTACCTAAGATACCTCTAGCAGACATGGAGTATAAAGCCATAAAAGCTAGAGGTTTAACTATGAATACTTGTAGTAAGTATCATTATTCTATTGGAAAGATGGAGTGGGGAGAACCTGTTCAAGTCGCTTCATATCTTGATGAGGAAGGCAATGTTGTTTTCCAAAAAGCAAGGGATAAAGACAAAAAATTTTTAATAATGGGAAAGAAGTCCTATCGTTTCTTTGGTCAGGAATTATTTCCTACAGGTAAAAAGTTGGTTATAACTGAAGGGGAAATTGATTGCCTTACTGTATCACAAGTGCAGGGCAATAAGTATCCTGTAGTGTCCATACCCTTTGGTACTAAATCAGCGGTCGAAACTTTTAAGCAACAATATGAGTGGCTCAATGGTTTCGAGGAAATCATTATCATGTTTGATATGGACGAAGCAGGTAGAAAAGCAGTAGATAAAGTAGGTGGCATCTTACCACCACACAAAATGAAGATAGCTTCTTTACCACTTAAAGACCCCAATGAGTGTCTATTAGCTGGTAAAGCAGACGCAATAGTACAAGCTATATGGAACGCTAAGGAGTATAGACCTGATGGCATTGTTAATGCAAAAGACTATAAAGAGTTATTTTTCAAGAAGCAGGATGACGTTACTTCTTATGACTTTCCGTTTGGCTCAAAGTTAAATGCAGCTACTAAAGGTTTGCGTAAAGGTGAGATGTTACTACTTACTGCTGGTACTGGTATAGGTAAATCCACAATGGCTAGAGAACTAGCGTATGACCTCAAAGTAAACAAAGGTTTACGAATAGGTATGGTAATGCTAGAAGAAAATGTATCTAAGACATTAAGGGATTTATTGTCTATACATTTACAAAAGCCTCTACACTTACAATGGCAACATGAAAGTGTACAAGAGGAAGCTAAAGTTGCTTATGATGCACTATATGGTGATGGCAACTTTATACTTTATGACCACTTTGGTTCTATAGAAGACAACAATCTACTAGATAAAATACGCTATATGATTGTGTCTTCAGGTTGTGATTTTGTTGTCTTAGACCATATCACAATAGCTATTAGTGGTTTGGATACTGTAGGAGATGAAAGACGTTGCATTGACAGACTTATGACTAAACTTAGGTCACTTGTCGAGGAAACAGGAGCTGGTTTAATAGTTATAAGTCACTTAAGAAAGTCTGATACTAAGAGTACACCTTTTGAACAAGGTGGGATTATTAGCTTAGATGACTTAAGAGGTTCAGGAAGCATTAAGCAAATACCTGATACAATTCTAGCACTAGAACGTAATCAGCAAACTGAAGATGAAGGTATGAAAAATGTTATTAAAGTACGTATTCTTAAGTGCAGATTTACAGGTAAGACAGGACTAGCTGATAAACTTAAGTTTGATGAAGCTAAGTACAGATTAACTGAAGTAGACCCTTTGGAACAGGAAGAAAACCAGCAGGATGAAAGTCCTTTTTAAGTAACAATGAGGGGGTGTAAGACACCCTAGTTATTAATTCATTTTCTATTTATGTCGCTAAAAATTTTATAAAATTAAAAAGGAGAAAGCTATGTTAATATTTGATATAGAAACTGATGGTTTACTTAAAGATGTTACAAAGGTTCACTGCCTATGTATTTATGATACAGAGGAAGAAAAGATGTATAGATACCCACCTGAGATTGTATACAAAGGTGTTCAAAAGTTACAGGAAGCAGTAAGAAAGTCTGTCCGTATTTGTGGTCATAACATTATCAATTATGATATTCCTGTCTTAGAGAAACTATATGGATTTCATATTCCTTATCGCAAACGAATTAATGTTACAGACACTCTAGTATATGCTAGACTTGTCTACAGTAATATAGACACAATAGATATTGGTCTTATGAAGTCAGGTCGTTTACCTAAGTCACTTTATAAATCTCAAACTCTTAAAGCTTGGGGTTACCGATTAGGGGAACTTAAAGGTACTTATGGTGAACAAGAAGACGCATGGGACTCATACAGTCCTGAAATGCTTGATTATAATGAGCAGGACGTATGGGTAACTAAGGCTTTATTTGATAAGTTAGAAACTTCTAACTACTCAAATCAATCTATTGCCTTAGAGCATCAAGTAGCTTGGCTTATGGCTCAACAAGAACGTAATGGATTTCCATTTGATGTTAAGAAAGCTAAGGAGCTTGAAGTTACTTTAAGGTCACGAGCTGCTGTATTAAATGCAGAGCTTGTGTCTAAAATACCACGTATTCCTGACAAGGTATTTGTACCCAAAAGGGATAACAAAAAGAAAGGATATAAAGCTGGAGTACCTATTCAAAGGTACAAAGACTTCAATCCTAGCTCAAGGCAACAAGTAGAATATGTTGTACGCAAAATGTATAACTATAATCCTACTAATGTTGACCTATATGACATTCCTGATGTGCCTGAAGAACCATTCAATCCTTCAGAATACAGACTGAAGATTGATGATGAAACTTTCAGTCATATTAAGAATGACGAAAATGCTCCTGAGGAATTAAGACACATAGCAGGTATCATAGAAGAAGGTCTACTCATAAGTAAACGCTTAGGTCAACTTGCTGATGGCAAGCAGGCTTGGTTGTTGACTTATGATACTTCAGATAACTGTATTCATGGTAGAGTAATTCCTAATGGTGCTGTGTCAGGTAGAGCTACTCACAGTTCACCTAATGTTGCACAAGTTCCTTCTATAAGTTCACCTTATGGTAAAGAATGTAGAGAGTTGTTCTGTGCAGGTGACTGGTATCAAGCAGGCATAGACGCTAGTGGTCTTGAACTTAGATGTCTTGCCCACTTTATGTATCCTTATGATAACGGAGAGTATGCTCATGAGATTTTGAATGGTGATATCCACACTAAAAATCAAATAGCTGCTGGCTTACCTACTCGCAATAATGCTAAGACATTCATCTATGCTTTCTTGTACGGAGCAGGTGATGCTAAGATAGGTAAGATTATCAATGGTGATGCTAAAGAAGGGAAACAAGTTAAACGAAAGTTCCTTAAGGCTACACCAGCTATCAAGAATTTACGTGAAGCAGTGCAGGACGCACTTGCTGTTACTGAACGTGGTAAGGTTATCAAATGGAAAAGACACTATCTCAAAGGTTTAGATGGTAGAAGACTTCATGTACGAAGTTTACACTCAGCTCTTAACTTATTACTTCAAAGTGCAGGTGCTTTAATTTGTAAGAAGTGGATAGTAAAAACTGAAGAACGTTTACTTGAATTAGGTCTTAAACATGGATGGGATGGTGACTTTTGTTACATGGCATGGGTGCATAAACTTCATTGTGCACATTAAACTAGGTTAATTCGGTGAAACCCTAAGGGGCAATACCGAGCTAAGCCATTAATAGGAGATATTTTATGCGAGGAAAGCCATTAATACTTAGAAAATTAGATAATGGTTGCATTGTACCTATTTCACACAAATTAAATAAAGATGGTTATTTCAGATATACTATACCTAATAAGGATGGTAAAGGTAGAGGAGTAAAAGTTATGTATCATAGATATGTATGGGAGAATGAACATGGCTCAATACCTCGTGATTATGAAATAGACCATATTTGCAAAAATAGGGCTTGTTGTAATATAGAACATTTGCAGATGCTAAAAGGAACTGAACATACTATAAAAGACAATAAGTTACGCTATAAAGCTAGAAAAGATGAAGCTAAGAATTACTGGATGCGAACTAAATGCACTGGTAGTTACTTAGCTTCTTTATTTTGTGTGTCTTTTTCCACAGCTTGTAAGTGGATAAGAGAATGGAAAGTGTAGAGACTATCCGTAAGGAGTAGGACAGAGGGTGAAACTCCCTCTTAATCCGAAAAGCCTAGCCTTGATATTTCCCTATCAAGTGAAGATATAGTCCGACACTCGCAGTAATGTGAGAATACAGAATGGATGAAATTCAAGTAGCTTGTAAAACTGAAGGTATAGCTGAGATTGTAGTACGTGAAGCACAGCAAGCTATGCGAGATACACAAGAGTTTTTTAACTTCAGGGTACAATTAGATACTGAAGGAAAAATAGGTAAGAATTGGGCTGATTGTCACTAATGATAAATAAAACTGTTAAGTGTCCTAAATGTGGTAAGGTGCTGCTTAAAGGATACGCTATAAAAATAAATTCTATACGTTGCACTTGTGGTAATGTTGTCTATTCAGATAATGGTTATTTTAGAAAGGAAGTAAAATAATATGGTAAAAAAAGATTTAAGATGTCCTAAATGTAACAAAGTGTTACTTAGAGGTTACAGTGGTAATATTGATGAAGTTCATTGTAAATGTGGTTGTATTATTCCTATCAAGGATAATGGAAAAGTAGACACAACACTTTTTAAACGTGGCTGGAAACATCCTAACAAAGGTGAATACAGAAAAGGGGATAGATAGTATGAAACTTAAAGCTGGTATTAAATGCCCACATTGCTATGAGTGTAATGGATTTGATTTAGAACTTGAAGATATTAATACTAAAGTAATTGCTGCACACTGTAAGGAATGTGGCTCACTTGCATTTAAAATTTATGCTTTTTCTATTGTAGAAGTAGACAAGAATGGGCAGGTAATAAATGATGTCCCACAGCCTTAAGTTACTTATAGATGCCGATATGTTTGCTTATAAAGCTTGTACTTCAGTAACTAAAGAAATTGATTGGGGTAATAACCTATATACATTTCACACAGACATTGAAGAAGCTAAAGCATACTTTGAGGACGCTATTGATTATGCCCTAGAGTCAGCATTACAGAAACATAAGTTCAGTGGGGATTATGAACCTATTTTCTGCTTTACTGATGACAATGGTAGAAACTTCAGAAAGAAACTACTGCCAACTTATAAAGCTAACAGGGGTAAAAAACCTTTAGCTTATGGTGCTTTAAAGACATACATTAAAGACAACTATGAAAGTTGTCAAATGGATAATCTTGAAGCTGATGACTGCATGGGTATTTTGTCTACATTACCTAACAATAAAGATAACTGTATCTTGATTAGTGGTGATAAAGACATAAACACCTTAGCAGGTTACCATTATGATTTTATACATGACGAATACTATTATGTGACACAAGAAGAAGCTGATTTCTTCTTTTTGCAACAAGTGTTAACTGGTGATACAACTGATGGTTACAGCGGTTGTCCTTCGGTTGGTAAAGTGACTGCTGTTAAATTATTAACAGAAAGTCCTACTTGGGAAACTGTAATTAAGGCTTATAAGAGGAAAGGTCTTACAGAACAGGAAGCCCTCGTGCAGGCTAGAGTTGCACGAATACTCAGAGCAGGTGAGTACGATTTTAAGTTAGGGAGAGTGATACTGTGGAAGCCGAAAGAAGAATGTTAAGTACAGCAGAGCTAGAAGCATTATGGGATAGACTTAAGGAACTTGTAGATACTACAGGGTCTGAGTTAGTACAAAAATGTGGAAGCTTAGAGTTAACTATCAGAAGACTTGCACAACTTTCACTCTCTCAAAGAGTGGTAATTTTTTATGACAAGGGTGTCTTTATTGGCATCCTTGTTTTTGATGTTATGCAAGAATGGTGGTCTAATGACAAATTTCTTGTAGAGCATTTTGTCCTTTGTGTTTCCTCTAGTTACAAAGGGTTCGCAAGGGACGCTATTGATGAGTTAGAAAGACTAGCTAGACTTTTCGACTGTGATGTTATAGTAGCTGGTTGCTATTTTAATAAAGATACACAAGTTGTTTCTAACTCTTATAAAAAGAAAGGCTTCACTATTATGTGTCCAAATTATGTGAAGCTATTAAAGGAGTGAGTTTATGGAAGAAGAACTTAAAGTTCCTTTTGTAGACAAAAAGATTGTAGAGTATCTTAAAGATACCTATAGTACTAGCGAAATATTATATGAAGTTAATAGACGATATACAGGACTTAATGACTCACGTGCTATAGGGTTTATGGAAGGAGTCAATGAAGTTATATCTCGTTTAAATAATATCGTGTGGTCACAAGAACAGAGAGGTAGCAAATGGGGGTAATTGGTAAAATATTTAAGACAATATTCAATCCTTCAGTTCCTTCGGTTCAATCACAAGTTCCTACAGTTACTGCAAGGGACTTAGTTCCTGAAACTACTTCTAATGAGCCTGAAGCTCCTGTTTTTGGTAGTGACAACAAAAACAAAAAGAGAGGAACAAGTTCATTACTTGTACCTACTAATGATTTATATAAAGGTGGTATGTCTTAATGGGTGGTATTGGTCATGCTATAGGTAAAGTTGTTAGTGCTGTAACTAAACCTATTACTTCTATTTTTGGTGCAGATGAGCAACAAACAACTTATGTTGCACAAGAGCCTGTAGCAACAGCAGCTCCAGCAGCTCCAGCAGGTGCTAGTGCTTCTGAAGTTTCAACGCAAACAAACTCTACAGCTAAAAAACGTAGAGGTAAACGTGCTTTAATGGTAAACAGAAATAATAGTGGTTCTACCTCAGGTGGTAGTGGGGGTACAGGGCTTAACATATGAGTACAGTATCTTACTTTGACCACAATAGGGAAACTGCAAGTAGCAGATATTCTGCTTTAGAGTCTGATAGAAAACCATACACAGACAGAGCAGAGGAGTCAGCTAAGTACACAATTCCAATGTTATTCCCTAAAGAAACTGATACGTCTTCTACAAAGTACGACACACCATATCAAAGTATTGGTGCTAGAGGTGTTAATAACTTAGTAGCTAAACTTATGTTAGCTTTATTTCCACCTAATTCACCATTCTTTAGGTTGTCTATAGGTGCAGAGATGGCACAGATGTTAAATACCAATCCAGAGTTCAAGCAGAAACTAGAGGAAGCTTTAGTTTTCTTAGAGAACCAGTGTATGAACTACATGGAGAAACAGCAGGTACGAGTAACAATGTATGAAGCACTTACTCAACTTATCATAGCTGGTAATGTCTTGCTGTTCCTACCGCCAGCCGAAGGTGGACTTAGAGTTTACCGATTGAATAGTTATGTAGTTCAAAGAGATGGTATTGGTAACGTAACAGAAATTGTTACTAAAGAGAACATTGCATATTCCTCTTTGTCACCTGAAGGGCAACGCTGTATTCAGGAAGACAATATAAATCCTTCTAAGGAATATGAGGTTTATACTCATGTTTACGTAAAGGATGATAATTATGAGTCTTATCAGGAAATTCAAGGGGCTATAGTAGCAGGAAGTGAAAACACTTACCCTAAAGACAAGTCAGCTTGGATTGCATTAAGACTCAATAAGATGGACGGAGAAAGTTATGGTCGTTCATTTATTGACTCTTACATAGGTGACTTAAAGGCACTAGAGTCTTTAACTAAAGCTATTGTAGAGGTGGCTTCAGTTTCTTCTAACATCTTATTCTTAGTAAATCCTAACTCAGTTACTCGTGTGTCTGATTTAGCGAAAGCTCAGTCAGGTGCATTTGTTAAGGGTAGAGCAGAGGATATAACTACACTACAAGTGAATAAGACAACTGATTTGCAGATAACAACAGCCGCTGCACAGTCTATTGAGAGTCGCTTAAGTTATGCTTTCTTACTCAATAGTGCAGTTCAAAGAAATGCTGAAAGGGTAACAGCAGAAGAAATCAGATATGTAGCTAGGGAACTTGAAGATACTGTAGGTAGTATTTATAGTATACTCGCCCAAGAACTTCAGTTACCTTTGGTAAAACGAGTGTTGAGCCAAATGGAAAGATTGAACCTTATGCCTGAGTTACCACAAGGTAGCACTGGTATTGAGCCTGTTATTATTACAGGTATAGAAGCTTTAGGTCGTGGGCATGACTTGACTAAACTTGATACATTTATTCGCTATGCACAGGTATTTCCTGAAGCTTTTAACACTTATGTTAAACAGGATGAAATCTTAAGACAGATTGCAGCTTCTTTAAGTATTAATGCTGATAGTGTCGTTAAGACACAAGAAGAAGTTATGCAAGAACAACAGCAACAAGCAGGTATGGATGTAGCACAAGTAGCTACAGCTAATGCTATACAAAATCAAATGTGAGGTATAAATAATGGAAAATACAGAAATTACTAATAATAACATGAGTACAGATGGTATTACAGTTACTAGTACAGGAAGTTCAACTATTGTTACTACAGATAACATTCATGTTACTACTCAAAGTGAAACTCAAGACACACAAGAAATAGAAAATACTGATGTGTCTACCGAAGTAACTGAAGGTGAAACTGAAGGCACACAAACTGAAAGTGAAATAAGTCAGGAAAATACACAAGAAGAAACTGTTGATAACGTACAGACAGATATTAATAAACATTTAGAAGCTGAGAAAGACTTAAAGTCTGACTTAAGTTCTAAAGGTATTGATTGGGATAATCTAGCTAAAGAGTATGACGAAAAAGGTGAATTGTCTAAGGAAACTTTAGATGCCTTAAATAAAGCAGGTTATCCTAAGTCTGTAGTTGATGATGTGTATATTGATGGCTTAAATGCTTTAGCTGAAAGATTTGAGAATACAGTAAAAGGTTTTGCTGGTGGTGACAAAGGCTATTCTGAGATGATTTCTTATTTACAAAAACAGCCTGACAGTGTCAAACAGGACTTTAATAAATTAATTAATGATGGCAATTTAGGTGCTATTAAGTTAGCTATTAAAGGTATTCAAGCAGAAATGAAAGCTACTTATGGTACTTCTAATCCTACTATGATGAGAGGGCAAGCTTCACGTGCAACTCAAGTAGGTTTTGCAACACAAGATGACATGGTGAAAGCTATGTCTGACCCTCGTTATGGAGTAGACAAAAAATATACAAATGAAGTTTATGCTAAAGTTGCTAAGACTTCATTTATTGGATAATGAAAGAAGGTAGATAAATATATGGCAAATGTAACTATTGCACATCCAGGTGCTATTGGTGACCAAATTACAGATTTTGACAAGCAGTACGCAATGGCTCTAAAAATATTTGCAGGCGAAACTTTAACAGCCTTTCAGCGTACTTCCGTTACTAATGGTCGTACTAATGAACGTACTATTCAATATGGTAAATCAGCTCAGTTTCCTGCTTTTGGTCGTGCTACAGCTAAATACTTAAAAGCTGGTGACAACTTAGATGACCAGCGTGTAAACATCAAAAATGGGGAACGCACAATCGTTATTGATGGTCTTTTAACTTCTGACTGTCTTATTTTTGATTTAGATAGCTTCATCCTTCATTATGACTTCCGCTCTCCTTATGCGGCTGAATTAGGTAATGCGTTAGCTGTTGCACATGACGCTTCCGTATTAGCTGAGATTGCTAAAGAAGCTATTAATGAAACACCTAACGTAGAAGGATTAGGAACAGGTGGAGTCATCACCAAAAAGTTAGCGGCTGGTGAAACTGGTGGTATTAATGCTGCTACTGGTAAAGCTATTTACGACATCCTCTTAGAAGGTAAAACTAAAATGGCTAACAACTATGTACCTACTCAAGACCGCTATGCTTATATGTTACCTGAGTACCATTCTGCACTTGCGTCCACTTTAGATTTCTTAAATCGAAACTATGGTGCTAATGGTTCTATCTTAGAAGGTAATGTAATTCGCTTAGCTGGATTTGATATCTTTGAATGTCCACACTTAACTCAAGGTGGTGCAGATGCTGACAATGCAGGTCAGGGTGATGGTCATGCGTTCCCTTCCGACTACAAAGAGAAAAGTCCTATCTTAATGTGCCATAAGTCTTCCGTAGGTGTGGTACGTCTTAAAGGTTTATCTATGGAAAGTGGACGCCGTATTAACTATCAGTCCGACCAAATTGTAGCAACAATGGCAGAAGGTATTGGTGGTTTACGTCCTGAAGCTACTTTCATGGGTATCATTGATGATGGTGACCCTGTAATGGCTTCCTTAATGGCTGAACGTGATGCTCGTATTGCTGAAGCAACAGCTCAACTTCAGGCAGCTAAAGAAGCTAGTGTGTCTATAGTTGTTCCTACTTCCATTTCTGAAGCAACAACAGAAGAAGCTAAAGCAACAGAAGAAACTAAAGTAGCAACTAAAGCTACTAAAGCAACTACTAGCAAAACTAAAACAACAGCAAAATAATTAAGGGTGGCTTTATGCCACCTTTAGTTAACTAGGGGGTGACTAAATGTTAACAGTAATGACAGAATTAGATGCTATTAACTATATGTTATCAGCTATAGGCTCAGACCCTATTAATACTTTAGTTGACGATACTGATGTAGATGTAGACAATGCACAGCGAATATTAAAACAAGTGTCTAGGAGTATTCAAAGACAAGGTTGGGATTTTAATACCGAAGAAAACTGTGTATTAAACCCAAATGCTTACGACAAAAAGATTTTATGGGATGACACAATTATTAAGTTTTCTTCTACAGATGGTAATGTTTATAGTAAGAGAGGTTCATACTTTTATGATGTGACAAATAAGACCTATGAGTTTACTAAAAGTATAACTTTGACTATTATCAGAGCCTTAGAGTTTGAAGATTTACCTGATTGCTTTAGAAGCTATATAGCAGCTAGAAGTGCCTTAGCGTTCCAACAAAGGTATCAGTGTGATAGTGCTGTTGTACAAGAGTTACAATCAGAGTTATTAGAAGCTCAAGCTGATATAGTGCAATACGATATTGATATGTCTGAACCAAATGCACTTCAGTTTACTAGAGTATCTGAAGGTTTACAAAGGAGCTAATGTATGCCGTTATATTCACAATCAATTAAAAATCTTGTGTCAGGTATTTCTCAACAAGCTCCTATCCAAAGGTATGCTGAGCAGCTGGAAGAACAAAGTAATGGTTTGTCCACAGAGTCTACAGGTCTTCAGAAAAGACCACCAACTATTTTTATAAAGAAACTGATGGATGCTATTCCTAATAATGTTCAGCCTTTAGTTCACTTTATAGATAGAGATGTTAACGAAAAGTATATCGTGTACATCTTCAATAATAATATTCGTATCTTTGATTTTGAAGGTAATGAGAAAACAGTTAATATTAAAAATGATGCTGATTACATCAATACAGACAAACCAAAAGATGAGTTAAGGTTAGTTACTATAGCTGACTACACGTTTATAGTTAATACTACTAAAAATATAAAAATGAGTAGTATTAAAAGTCCTGATAGTTTTAACACACAGGGGGCTTTAGTTAACGTTAAGCAAGGTCAATATGGTAGAACCTATAAAATATGGATAGATGATGAAGAAGTTGCGTCTTATACAACACCTGATGGTAGTGATAAAAGTCATACTGCAATGATAGACACACATTATATTGCTAAACAATTAGCAGATAATGCTAAAGAAGCAGGTAAAACAGTAGATTTAGGTGACTGTTGGCTACGTATAAAACCAGCTTCAAGTGTTTCTACTCAAGATGGTTTTAATAACAATGCAATGATTGGTGTTACCGATACAGTACAACGTTTCTCACTTCTACCTGCAACTGCTCCTGCTGACTACACAATATTAGTTAAGACCGACCCTAATGGGGACGAAGCAGGAAGTTATTATGTAAAATATAATAACGAAGAAAAGGTGTGGGAAGAATGTGTATGTCCTAACATATTAGTTGGTTTTGACGCAACTACTATGCCACACGCTTTGGTACGTGAAGCTGATGGTTCGTTCACTTTTAAGAAACTAGAGTGGACTGAAAGAAAAGTAGGTGATGAAGACAGTAACCCACTACCTTCATTTGTAGACTATGCAATATCAGATATATTCTTCTACAGAAATCGCTTAGGTTTACTTAGTGGAGAAAATGTTATCTTAAGTGAAAGTGGTGAGTACTTTAACTTTTGGATGACTACAGCTACTGATATATTAGACATTGACCCTATTGATGTCGCTACTACTACTACACGTATTAACTTCTTGAACTATGCGATACCTTTTGATGGCGAATTGTATTGCTTCAGTGACAAGAGTCAATTTGTTCTTAGGTCTGATACAACACTATCACCAAGAAATGTGGCACTAGTAGAAGTAACAGGTTTCCAATCGTCACCTGATTGTAGACCGATAGTAGCTGGAAGGAACTTATATTTTCCAGCAGAACGCTCAGAGTTCACAAGTATAAAAGAGTATTATTCTGTACTAGATACTTCAGAAATGAAAAATGCTCAAGACATAACAGCTCACGTTCCAAATTATATCCCTAATGGTGTATATGAGATAGAAGCAGCTAATAATGAAAACATAATGCTTGTGTTAACTAGAGGTAACCCTAATTATATTTATGTATATAAGTATTTATTCATGGATGAGCAACGAGTTCAATCTTCATGGTCTTTATGGAATATGTACAGTAGAGTTATAAATCTTTATTTTATTGGTAGTACATTGTACTTATTACTAAATAGAGGTAATAGTCATGTTCTAGAAAAGATGAACTTTACAATTAGTAAGACTGTAGATTTTTTAGATAAAGAATTATATAGAGTTTACTTAGATTGTAAGAAAGTAGCGACTACAGCTACTTATGATAATATTTCAGAAACAACTACAATAAACATTAAGGACGAATATAATCTTAATGATAACGACATAACACATATAGGTGTCGTATTACCTGATGGTATTTATAAAGAGTTTTCTGATATAGAAGATAACATCATTAAGGTAGATGGTAACTATGAGGGAACTAATATTATACTAGGAGTTCCTTATAGATTTTATATAAAGTTATCTCCTATTTATTTAAGGAGTACTGACAGTAATGGAAGTCAAAAAGCATTAACTAATGGTAGACTTCAGTTGCGATATATACACTTTACGTATGCTGATACAGGTGGATTTGTAGTGTATGTAACAAACAACAAAGACTTAAATAAAAAAACAAGACTATACAAGATGACAGCTAGAAACGTAGGTACACTTTCAGCTAGATTAGGTTCTATATTAGAACAAACAGGTGAGTTTAAAGTACCTCTACAAATGCTTAATACTTCTTGTGACATATATGTAGAAAGTTCTTTACCATTGCCTTTAGCACTGATTGATTATTCATTTGACGCTACATGGGTACAAAGAAGTAAGGAGGTGTGACATATGGGTACTATAGGTTTACCAATAGCTTCAGCTCTTATGCAGACATATTCAGCTAATAGACAACTAGAACAACAAGCACAAGCTAATGTTCAAACAGCTAAGAATATTGTATTGTCTATGAACTATGCTTTCCAAAATGCAGAGCAAGAAAGACAAGATGCTTTTGAAGCTACTATAGCTGAACTAGAAAATATTAAGCTACAAGGTAACAGACAGACAGCTAGTGTTGAAGCTGCTGTTAATGAAGACTTAGGTAGTGGTAGAACTGCTGATTTAATTAATAGAAGTGCAAGAGCTGATGTTAATAGAGCCTTAGGTTCAACTAAAGCTAACTATCAGAAACGTTCTAACGAGATTGACCTTAACAAAGAAACTACTTTACTCAATGCTAAACAGCAGATTAATAGTATACAGGATGTTAAGAAACCTTCTTTATTGTCTACTTTAGTTAACATAGGTGCTGCTTATTATCAAGCTAAAGGAACAATGGAAGCTATTGATATTGTCAAAAGACAAGCAGGAGTTAAGTCTGATACAGATGGTAGTACTATATTAACTTTTGGTACTGTAGATACTACAGCATATGGCACACCACAGAAAGCATTTGATAATGTTATTGGTGGTAGTAAGTTTCTTTCAGACCCTTCAGTTAACTTTAGTTTTACTGGTGTAAACAATAATATTTCAACGATAAATACAGTAAGTAATTCTAGTAAAAAGAAAGTATTTAATATTAGTGATTATGAATATTGATATTAGAGGTGATAATAATGCCAACAGATGTATCAAATGCACTAGGTACTGCTAGACAATTTACACCTAGACCTGATAGTCTATATCAAGGTCGCTATGGTGGCTTAAGTGTACAGCAAGCTACTGCTGATATTAGTAAGAGTGCTGAGTTAGCTGAGAATATGAACAAGTTAAATGCAGTAGTTCAAGGTTACTTAGTGCAACATGAGAAATACTTAGACACTAAAGCTCTTATAGCTGCTCAGAATTATATCAATGGTCAATCACCTGAAGACATAAAAACAATGGATACTATTGATGCAGCACAGTCAGCAGGTATCTTATCTTCAGAAGACAGTAAGTACTTTATAGCACACGCTGAGAAACTTAGGGGTACTTTCTTAGCACGTCAGATGAAACTTGACTATGACAATGAGTATGCTATGAACCCTAGTGCTTCCTTAAAAGAAGAACAGGAAAGGTTTGCTAACTATGCTAATAAGTATAAAGATAACTTATTTAAAAGCAATAGTAGACCACAAAACATAGCAGCTTTTGATATGGGCTTCAATGAGAACCAATTAGTTAACTATACTAACTTAGCTACTGATTGGAACAAAAAGAAATATCAAGATGACATTACTGTTACTATGGCTTCAACTCAAAGTAAACTTGGGGACATCATTCAAAATTCCCCTGAGTTACTTAAAGTTAACGGAGCTATGACTCAAGCAGTACAAGAAGCTTTTAATGAAACAAGACTTATGGGTTTACCTATGTCTTACAGAATGAAACTTCTTGATGACTTTGCGACACAGATAGTACAAACTGGTCACCTTGATAGTACATGTTTAGAGCAGATGCTAGACAATGTAGTTGTACAAACAGGTCTTGACGGTACTAAGACTGTTGCGTCTTCTTTGTTAGATATGCAGACATACAAAACATACAATGCTAAGTTCAATGAGCAGTTCATGACTAAGCAGAAAGAAGACATGATTAATTCTTATGTCGAAAAAGGTAAAGCTGGTATGAATGCTTATTTAGCTGACTTAGAGAAGATGAGAATAGAAGACCCTGATAATGCACCTGCTTTTGCTAACTTATATCCACAAATTAAAAATGGTATAAATCAAAAAGAAGCAGAAAGAAAAGCTATAGCTAGAGAGAAACTTAAAGCTCAACTAGAAGCACAGAAAGAAGCTAAAAAGAGTAATGACTTAAGGGGAGCTATAGTAACATGGTGTAACAAAGGTACTTTCTATAATGGTATGTCTATATCTACCATTAAGATGGATAAAGAAGAATTAAGTGCTGTAGCTTTACCATTACTTCAGCAATTTCAAGAACAAGGTGATTTTGATAAAGTAACTAGACTAATGAGTATGCCACAGATGTCAGCTATCAGAAATGATATAGCTGCTGATATAACATATAAGTTAGACTCTATATTACCTGCTAGTGATGGTACTGTTAATGTCGATAGTTCAACTTTAGCTTTACTTCAGTTTTACACAAATAACCCTAATAGCGTAGAGCATATGTTTGGTTCTGAAGTAGCTAAAAGAGCTAGAATGTTAAACTCATTATTCACATTGCATAATGGGGATATGTCTTTAACACTTCAAGATTTTGCTACTTATAATTCTGCTGATAAAGACACAAAAGAAGGATATGCAAGTCAGGTAAGAAGTTTAATAACTTCTACAGGTTATACTGCTGAAGGAGTCTTACATTTAAGTGAAGATGATAACTTTGATACTGTTTCTGTTCCTATTGCTTCTAATCCTGACTTAGAGGATGCGGTAGCTGATTTAGCTACTATATTCTGTGTTCAAGGTTTAAGTCCTTATGATGCTTTAAATAAAGCAGGATACGTAGTAAGTAATAACTTTGCTACTTATCATGGTGCTGTATTCCCTAAAGGTATTGCTATAGATATTGCTTATGGTATGTCTAATGAAGTCAGTGAGATTTATTTTAGAAGAAGTTTGGCAGATGCTATATATAGTTTAACTACAACTAATGGTGCTAATGTAGACGTATCTTATAATAGAGCAATGCAGGTATTTACTTTTAGTGACCCTGCAACATATAAGACAATTTCAGTGTCATTAGGTGAATTAAGACAAAAAGCCCTTGACCGCTGGAACAGAGATATGGAATGGAATGACTCTCAGCAAACTTCAGGTGACAGTAGTTATACTATTGATGACATAAATAATGAAAGAGAAACTTCAGGCTCTTATACATCTAATATGTATGGAACAGGTTTACGTTCAGTTTTCTAAGGGGGAGTATAGTTAATGACAGATGAACAATGGGAGCAACTTAAGCAACTTATATGGAACGCTGAGCAATCAGGTGGTGACTATACATCACATAATAAATCAAGTGGTGCAGCAGGTGCTTATCAATTCATGCCTGAAACATGGAGAGAAAAAGCTAATACTTATGGTTACGGAGAGTATGCTGATGTTCCTAATGCTACTTATGCTCCACCTTATGTACAAGATAGTGTAGCTCGTGGGTGGGCTACAGACTTGTACGAAAAGTATAATGGAGATGTAAGGTATGTCTTAGATGCTTGGCTCAGTGGAGAAACTGCTGCTGATGCTGATTATGAAGCAGGTATTATATCTTCAGATAGGACAGATGGTAATATTACAGTAGCTGACTATGTAGCTAGAGGTTTAGACTATCAAGAAGAATTACCTACAGCTTACTCTCTTGACACTGCTTACGTTACGACAAACAATCCTGACCAAAATGTAACAAATACAGAACGTTTAAGACCTGAGAGTATTTATGGTGCAAATACTTTAGGTTACTATATGATGTCTAATTTCAACGTACCTCTACTTATAAGTGGTGGTGCTGAACTAGGTTATCATGCTAAAAGTTCCACAGGTCATGGTCATGAAGACGGATGGAAAATTGATGTTGCCAATAGTCAAATTATGGGTAACACACTAGAAGGTGCAGAGTTTAAGAAATTCTGTAATTCTAAAGGGTGGTCTTGTAATTGGGAAGAAGACCACTGGGAAATAGACTTTTCAGGACAAGATGCTCGTGACCCTCAAAGAGGTGGTTACACAGGTAACTTCTTTGGGGAAACTTTCAGCTCTATGAAAGATGAATATGGGTTTGACTATGTTAACTTTATGATGAACGTAGAGCATGATGAGTTAACTAATAGAGTCAACAATTATAGTACTGATGTCTTAACACCCTCATTTTGGGATAAAGTCACCACAGGTTTCATGGATGGACTTACCACCACAGGTACTGCCTATGTTATGCAGTCACTTTGGGGAAACCTTATGCACTCTAATAATCATTTTGGTGCTATGGATAAGGTTACACAAGAAGACATTGACTATGTTAAAAATGCCCTACCTGATGATGAAGAAGCTCAAAGGTTCGCTTTGCTTAATGGTAGAGATAGCGAAGAAATAAGATGGTTAGTAAATCAAAAACTTGTAGACAAACAACGTGCTGAAAAGATAGCTCAGTTTAATGATGGTTGCACTTTAACTATCGCTAATGTTGCTCGCTTCATAGGCGGTATGGTAGACCCTACAATGCTTATTCCTGTGGGTACTGCTTTTAATGGAGCTAAGGTTGTAGCTAAGTTAGGTAATGCAGTTTATGATGTGTCTAAAGTAGCTAGAGTTGCTGGGCAGGCAGCTAGAGTTGGTTTAATTAATGCAGGTGTAACAGTAGCTAATGATGCTCTCCGTGAAAAGTTTGGCGGTATAAACCTTGATGCTAAAGAGTATGGGTGGAACGCTGCTGTAGCTGGTGTTGGTGGTGCAGTATTAGGAGCGTTAGGTGGTCTAATAAGTAGAAATGCTAGAACACCTGAGATGCAACACGTAGCTAATATAGCTGATAGTGTAGAAACTAAAGCTATAAGAGATACTGTAGGTTTAGACATAACACGTATCAAAAGTGAAACTATAGGTGAAGCTTTAAAGATACACGACACTAACTATGGTTCAACTATAAAATCTAAATATTACTCTAAGTTAGAAAGTAATAATAAAGTTATTGCTACTCCCTTTGAGAAAGCTAAAGCTTTAGTAGAGAATGTTTCAGGAATTAAGATACCTTCTTCTGCTAAAGCTTTTTATGTTCCAAATGAAGACTACACAATTTTACTTACAGATAAACTTAAGCCTACTGAAGTTGACAATGTGTTAGCACATGAGCTAGGTGTACACGCTGGTCTAAGAAATCTTGTGGGTGAAAAAGACTATCAGAAACTAATGGATGATGTGTCTAATTTAGCTAACAAAAGTGGTCATGTGTTCAACAATGCTCGTAGAGCTATTAATAGTTATGACCCTGAAGAAATCTTAGCGTATGCTGTAGAAAACGATATGTTGCCTAAAGGTATCGTATCTTCGGTAAAAGGTATGATAAACAGAGGGCTTAAGCGTGAAGGTTTGTCTACTAAAATAACTACAGAGCAAGTTAGAAGTATGATGGTTCAACAATTAAATGCTGAAAGAAACTTAAGTGGTTCAATTCAACGTAATCCTGATGGTTCTACTGCATTTGCTGGTATCTTATATTCAAAAGACAGCTTCTTAAATCCACAACTATTTGCTGATTTCTATACTTTAGAGCCTACAATTACTAGAGATACACAGAAAGATTTACCGAAGTTTTTTCCTAAAGCTATAGGTAGAGCCTTTGAGCAAGGTATCTTTGGTAAGACATACAATTCTGTATCTAACTCTCTAAGAGGTATAGCTCCTAGCTTATGGAATGACGTAAGGGGCAGAGGTTCTAAAGGTCTTAATATGATGTCTGCTGAAACCAATAAAGAAAGAGTATCTCACTTACTTGCTAAACCTTATTTAGAATATGCAAGTATTAGAAACTCTTATTGTCTTAGAAATAAGCAAATGGGACGTTCAGCTCACATGGCTTTTGATAAACTTGTGACACTTGCATACAACTCTAAGTATGCTGAAAGTAAATCTAATGTACCTCAAGATTTCCCTGATGAAGTTTGGCAGGCAGTAGATAAACTTAAAGCTCTTAGAGATAAACAAATTGAACTAGGAAAACGTTCAGCTATTGATGTTGGTTCTACTTCAGACAACTTAATAGAACAAGATTGGGAAGCAGTAGACCATGAGTTATGGAGAGTTGTTGATGTTGACCAACGTAATAAGTTTATAAATAGATTTGCGTCTATTGAAGAAGCTGAAGAAGCACTATCTAACTATTACAAAAAAGCTGCTAAGAGAGATGTAGTTAAAGCTAAGATTAAAAGAGCTATCGAAAAAGAAAACAAAAAGATACAGGAGTACAACTCTAAGATAACTGAAGGTAGTAAAAGACAGCCAAAGAAACTTAAAGATACTAATGTAACTGATGACATGGTAGAAGCATGGTTAGATGAACACGTTCCTCAGGCAGTACGCTACATCTTACGAGAGAACCAAGATGTATCCTTAAGTGAGAACATAGGTAAAATAGGTGTGTTGTCTTCACTTAAAGAACGTATTCCTATTGATACTTCTTTAGTACTTAAAGCTGACAATGGTTTTGAATTTAGCTTTGATAATAACTTAAGAAGCTTTGATTTAGACTCTATCATACAAAAGAATATAAATCGTTTTGCAGGTGAGATATCAGTTAAGAATGTCTTCAATACTCAGAAGGATTTAGATAAGTTTTTGCTTAAAGTTAAAGGAGAGCTAAACAGAGCAGCAGAGCAGGGTGCTATTAACAAAAGTACTGCTGAAAGTGACTATAAGTTATTTGAGCAGAGCTTATATGAGCTTAGGGGTATGCGTCCACATATGGATGCTTTAAGTAGACTAGGAGCTTTAGCTCGTATCTTTAGTAAGATGGCTTATGCTAAGAATGGTGCTAACATGATGTTTGCTCAGTTAGGTGAATTAGGTGGGGCTATGGCATATGGTGGTTTACACCAGCTATTCTATACATTTAAGCCTTTAGGTACACTTATAGATAATATTCGTTTAGGAAAAGTTACTGGAGAAGCTCTAAAAGATGCTGAAGAAATGATGTTTGGTGACACGATTGAAAGTAAGATATTTACTGTAAATTGGGGTGATAGAGTCACTAGAGATGCTTTAACACAACAAGGTAGCATAGTGAATAAAGCTTTAATTATGGCTAACGATTATGCTTCTAATTTAGGAAAGATTACTTCAGCTATAAATACATTGCCTAAAATGACTGATGGTATGATAAGAGGTATGCGTAGACAAACAATATTAGATACATTTAAATGGGCTAATGGTAAAAAGTTTAGCAAACTAAGAAATCCATTCAGTAAAGCTAAATTAAGAGCAAGTGGTATTGATAGTGAATTAGAAGATAGAATTAAAGAGAATATGCTTAAGTATTCTAAAAGTACCAATGGTGTACTAGAAGATATTAATGTATCAGAATGGCAACGAAATGACCCTATAAGTTTTGCTAAGTTCTATGATATGGTTCAGACACAAGCTGAAAGAGCTATAGTTAGCGGAAGTAGAGTTGGTAATAGGAATTTGTTGAAAGACACAAATGCAGCTACTCAGCTTTTATTCCAGTTCAAGGACTATGCGTTACGAGCTATTAATGCACAGACATTTAGAGCTATGACAGCTAGAGATGTTGATGATGCTTTAGCAGCTTTGTTGTCTATAGTAACAAATACTGCTGCTTATGCTTTGAAAGCTGGGGCTACTTATGGTCTTATTAAAGCTACTGGTGGGGATGAAAAGGCTAAGGAATACTACGATAAGTACCTTAATGAAGACACATTGTTACGTGTAGCAGCTTTCCGTTCCTCTATTGTAGGTACACCTTTTAGTTTTGTTAACGACTTGTTAGAAGGTGCAGGTATTGTAGATACTTCTATTCGTACTTCAGTTAACAGAGGTTCTTATGGGTCACCTGATAGTGTTGGTGATTATGTGGGTAATATTGTAGCACAGACACCAGCATTACAGCAGGCTACAGCTCCTTTAGATGTCTTGAATTACTTCTATAGAGCGTCTAATAATGAAGCTAACAAGAGTGACTTTAGGAAAGCATTACAGGCACTACCAATTCCACAATGGTTACCTATAACTACTTTTATTAACAACTATATTGTAGAGCCTTCAGAGTACCCAACTAAAAGACCTAAAAGTAAAGGAGAGTGATAATTAGTGGCTACAAGAGAACTTAAAGCTACTGTGTTTTATGAAGCAGGGAAGTTAACTTATAACTTCCCTTTTGATTATATTAAGAAAAGATTTGTTGCTGTAAAGTACGTTGATAATTTTGAAGCGGATATTATAGACGAAGCAGAACTTTTAACATATGGGACTGATTATACTATTGATGATAAAAAAGTAACACTTAAAGAAGCTGGGGATACCTCAAAGTACATTTATATTTATAGGGTTACTCCTACAGCTCCTGTTGTTGACTTTTTAGACACTTCAATACTTACAGAAGCAAATTTAGATTTAACAAACTTACAACAGCTTCATCTAAATGAAGAAATGTCTGATTACCTGATATTGCATAAAGTCCCTAGCGGTACACTAGAGGAAATAAGAGATGCTGTAGAAAATGCAAATCAATCATCTCAAAATGCTCAACAATCCGCAGAAGACGCTTTAGAAGCTGCACAAAATGCTAATGCTAACGCTCAATCTATAAATATACGAACATTCCCAAACGTAGAAAGCATGAAACAAGCCAATAACCTAAAAGCAGGAGGATTAATAAAAACACAAGGCTTCTATAAACCAAATGACGGTGGCGGAGCTGATTATGTAATAGTAGATGAAGTTGGTGAAGTTGATGAAGCGAGTATAATAACTTTACAAAAAGGATTATATGCAAAGTTATTAATACAAGATTATGTAAATGTAAAACAATTTGGTGCATATGGAGATGGAAAGCATGATGATACGTTAATATTAAATATATGTGCAGAAAAGTCTGTAAATAAAACTTTATATTTTCCTTATGGTAGATATTTAAGCGGAACTATAAATATAACACAAGATGGAGATAACAAGGAAGGTAAGTCACCAACTATTATAAAAGGTGATGGTACAGGGACGGTAATAATAGCAAAAGAAGATACTGCGCTACTTATAAATGCTAAAAATTTAAGCAGTAAAAAATTTAGTGATTTTATATTAGATGGTGGAAATCAGAATTGTATATTAATGGATACAACTACAAATTATACAGATTATTCGCCATCAATAAGAAATATATATGAAAGGATAACGCTTAGAAATTATACTGAAACAGCCTGGATAGCAGACCAAAACAATGATAGCGAATTTAATATGATTAGCTGGTCAAGTTCTGTAGAAAATGCGGTAGCTTTACACGCAGATTGTAATGGTGGATTAATAGCATTAAGTAGATGTTATGCTTTTTCTAATGCTCTAGAAATAGCAGGTCAAATAATTGACCTAAACGACTGTGGCTTTGCAGGTATAAGAATAATTGCACCTGATTGGAACATATTAAATATAAATGGGGGATACTATTATGCGGATAGCGAATATCACAGTAATATATATATAAAAAATGAATATGAAGTTATTAATATATATTTAAATCACGCTCATATCGAGAATAAGTATGGAAACGAAGATGATGCAAGTATATTAAATGGCACAGGTAAAATATTCGGTGGGGTAAAAGCTATTGGCGGACATATTTTTGGAACAGAAAAAAATGCTAAGATTAAATTCTTCGGAGATACATTACAGATTTCTTCAGGGATAAGCGGAAGTATATTTGAAAATGTGTTTTTAGATAAAATAAACCTAAACGAAAGCTTTAAAATGAGAATATCTCAAATAAATTGCATTTATGATGGTAGCGTTCAAAGTGAAGCACTAAAATTACACAAGTCTTCTGATGGATTACAAAGTGTATATAGTATAAATAATATTTCACTTGGAGAAGTTATAAGCTCTAATTATCCTGAAATGGATAATAAGGAAAGTGCGTGTCTAAGTCTAAATTTTAAAAGAGTTAATAATTCTAGTGGAAATGGTACGTTTGAGCTTACTTATTATAATGGGGACATAATAAAAGTTGGAAGTTTTATGGTGTTTGTTACACCGCTAACATATAATACAGGTATATCAGTGCCTGCCTTCTCTTTTGCTGTGAATAAATTTGACTTTGGTTCTAATAATTTTACTATATCGAAATTAAGTAATACAGATGAAGGCATTTATAATGTATCTTGGGAGGGTAATGCAACTTTAAAATTACAAATAATACCTAAGGGGTTTTATGCTATAGGAGTTGTTGGTTGTGGTGCGTAAAATACTAATTATTTTTATAATGTTAATATCTTTATGTACGTCATGTTTCGCAAGCTCTTTACATGATATACAAGACAGTATCGGCACAGATAAATATGCTCATTTTGGTGTCGGCTATGTAGTATCAAATGAATTACAACATGTTGGCATGAGTAAACTAGAAGCGGTGGTAACCGTGGCATTTCTTGCTTATGCAAAAGAAAAATGGGTAGATGATACATTCAGTAAATCGGATGTTGGTGCTACAGTTTTGGGCGGAGTGATACCGCTATATAAGAAGGAATTTAATTAGGGGTGATAGCATACTTATAAACTTATGGACAACTACAGAGCTTAAGTTAGGTGCTATTAGTGGCACGATATGGGCAACTTTAGACCTAGCTTTAGGTGGTATAGACACACCAATCAAGGCACTTGCTATTCTAATATCTTTAGACTTTATTACAGGAGTTACTGCTGGTTACAAAAATAACGAGCTTAGTTCTTCTAAAGGTACTAAAGGTTTATGGAAGAAAGCTGGTGTCTTTTTTTGTGTCTTCATTGCGTGCCTTTTAGATATGTGTATAGGCACTGAAGTTTTCAGAGGGATGACTATAAGTGGCTTCGCTTTAATTGAAGCTATGAGTCTTATTGAAAACTTAGACCGCATGGGTTGGGGGTACATTATCCCTAACTTCTTGCGTGTACGATTAAAACAAATTGCAGACGAAAAAGTAATGAAGGGTGACAAAAAGTAATATGGATATTTTAAAAATTGTTGTTAATGTTTTATTTATTATAGCTTTAGTAAGCTTCACAATTTATAGTATTATGACGTCTTTTACTTACTATAGAGAAGTTAAATTACAAAGACACAAAAAAGAAATTTTGGAAAATATCGAAAAAGATATTCAAAACATTAAATGTAAAGAGTGAAGGAAGGTAGATAAAGTATGCAAAAAGTAAACATTAAGAAAACTAATTTACAATATGATTACAGCCAATTATCTAACAGAACTAAAACAGACATGGTAGTAATCCATCACACAGGTAATCCAACTGATGATGACTTGAGTGCTGAAGAAATTAATACGTCCCATCAAGCACAAGGTTGGACTTGTATTGGATATCATTATGTCATTAGAAAAGATGGTACTATAGAAGAAGGTAGACCACATTGGACTGTAGCAGCACACGCTTATGGATTTAACTCCCATACCATTGGTATTCATGTCTGTGGTAACTTTGAGATTGGTGAGCCAACTCAGGCACAGATTGAGAGTCTTGCTATGCTTTTAGCTAACGTGTGTGATGACTATGGTTTACCTATTGATAAAGACCATGTTGTTGCTCATAGGGACTTAATGGCAACAGCTTGTTGTGGAGAGAACTTATATAAACAGCTTCAAACTGTTAGAGGTAAGGCTATATGGTATCAGCAAAACTAAAGTAAACTAAGGGTTGCTAGGAGTGAATTTAAGCTCCTAGCTTCTTTTATTTTGTCTTAATACATTTGTACCTAAATCAAAAATAAATTTCTTAGAAGGGACTTGATACAATGGAATTAAAAGATACTATTAAATTAATGACAAGTAATGATTTTAAAGAAAGATTTCAAGCTGAGTATGCACAGGACAAAAACAGAGCTGAAAGTTTAGAAAAAATGTTAAAAGCATTTAAAGCAGGTACATTACCATTTAAGCCTAAATGTTCATATGAGTTATTATATGAGCAATTAATTTATATGAAAGCTAAATTAAAAGTATTGGAAGAACGTGCTAAGATTGAAGAAATTGATTTGACATTAGGAGAGTGATAAAGTGAATATCTTAAAAGAAATTGCTAAATTTTTCGTTACTACAAAATTAACTGAGAAACGTGAGGAAACTAAAGCTAAACTTCAGGAAAAACTTATTACAGCTACAGGTAGTGAAGCAGTAGAGTATGCAGCTTACTTAAAGTTAATTGAAGCTGCTGATGGTAAAGTTATTGATGCTATTAATAAAGCTATCGACAAAATATGAGGTGTAAGTAATGGAAGTTAAAGATGTGTTCGGCTTAGAGTTAACTGAGGGTGCTACAGTAGTAGCACATTTAGCTTACTTAAATGCTCTTAGAGAATGTGAAGTTGTTAAAGTAAACAAATGTTTTGTTATTGTCAAAGATAAGGAAACTTTAGTTAGCCATAGGGTTAGACCACAAAATATTATGCGTCTTTTTAATGAAGATAGTGTTGATGACTTGCAATATTCTGTGGAGAAACTTCATGCTTTAGAAGATTGTGGTGTCGATAACTGGATAGGCTATTCTGATGCTATGAGTTACATGAATGGAGAGGAAGTGTACTAATGTCAGTAAAGTTTTATAAACGTAAACCAAAGTTTCTTGAAGCTATTCAGCTTGTAGATACAGCAGAAAGTATCAATCAATGTTATGCCTTCACTAAAGCAGCAATGCTTAAATATGATGAAGACATAAAAAATCTTGTAGAAGATAAAGGAATAGAAATATTAGACAATCCACCTTACTTATATAAAGCTGTTCATGGCTCAAATGGATTAACTATAGCTACTAAAGAAGGAGAGAGAACAATAGTACCTTTTGGTTGTTGGATAATTAAGAATACAAAAGGTGATTTCTATTGGTGTACTGATGAAGTTTTCAGGGATTTATATGAGGTTGTTTAAATGATTATTGATGCACTAATTCAAATATTATTTTTCGTGATGACATTATTGTGTGTAGCTTTGAATAATGTAGAAATGTCAATAGCTATATCTTTGTGTTATATAGCTTACTTAAAAAGTTAGAGGTGATAAAATGCAATTTTTCATAGGTGTATTAGTTGGTTTTGTTTTAGGTATAATGTCGTAAGAAGTTGTTTAGATAGGAAGTGATAACATGGCAACTAAATTACCACAGGAACTTATAGATGAGATAGCTACTTTAGAAGCTGAAAGTTTACTTGATGGTCTTAAAGACCCTGATTTAAGTAAAAATCCTGCTTTCTTAGCGAAGGTGCGTCAGTTCCTTAAAGACAACTATTTCATTACTACAAGTGAAACTGAAGGTGTACAAGAGATTAAACGTATAGGAAGTTCTATTCCTGACTTGATTAATGAAGGGGATGTGATACACTGATACAATGGACAGATGAAGACATTGAGAAAGCTTATAATAACTTTTGGGCTTTCGTTTATATAGTTTGGAAGGAGATTGGGTTACCACCCCCAACTCCTATTCAACTAGACATAGCACAGTTTCTACAATATCCACCTTCAGACCGAATTATAATTCAAGGGTTTCGAGGTGTGGCTAAAAGTTTCTTAACGTGTGCTTATTCAGTATGGAGATTGTGGAGAGAAAGACAACTTAAGGTACTTATAGTTTCCGCAAGTAAAGATAGGGCTGACGCTAATGCTAGGTTCATAAAAAGTATTATCCATACAATACCTTTCTTAGCTGAGATGAAAGCTAGCAAAGACCAACTAGACACACAAAATATTTTTGATGTCGGTGGAGCTATTGCTGATATTTCCCCTAGCGTTAAGTCTGTAGGTATCACAGGTCAGATTACAGGTACTCGTGCAGACCTACTCATACCTGATGACGTTGAAGTTCCTAATAACTCTAGTACACAAATGCAACGTGATAAGTTAGCTGAACGTGTTAAAGAGTTTGATGCTATCTTAAAACCTAATGGTCAAATTATTTACTTAGGTACACCACAGAATGAAGCTAGTCTTTATAACGAACTTCAGAAACGTGGATATGTTACTCGTATATGGACTGTATTATATCCTTCTAGTGAAGCTGAGAGAAACTCTTATGGTAACTCTTTAGCACCTATGATTGCTGATAGATACGATAAAGACCCTGAGAAATGGGCAGGTAAACCTACAGACCCTAAACGTTTCAATGAGATAGAGATAGCTAAACGTAAGTTATCTTATGGTAAAGCAGGGTTCGCCTTACAGTTCATGCTTAATACTAACTTATCAGACTATGAAAAATACCCTCTTAAAGTTAGTGATTTAATCGTAGATACATTGGATATGAAAGAAAGTAGTATTAAGTGGTCATGGGCTAATGGTATGCAGCAGTTAATACCTGATGTGCCTTGTGTTGCACTTAAGGGTGACTTATTCTACTATCCATTATCTAGGTCACAAGAAACAGCTACTTATACTGGAGCAATGATGTTCATTGACCCTAGTGGTAGAGGTAAAGACGAAACAGCTTACGCTATCTTAAAGTACCTGAATGGTTACTTATTTTTGATGGAAGTTGACGGATATACAGAAGGGTACTCAGACACTACCTTAAGACAACTAGCACAAAAGGCTAAGTTTTGGGGTGTGAATGAAGTAGTAGTTGAAGGTAACTTTGGTGACGGTATGTTTATTAAAGTTATGACTCCTGTGTTCAATAAGATATATCCATGTCTTATTACAGAAGTTAAAAACACTAAACAGAAAGAGTTGCGTATCATAGACACACTAGAACCAGTGCTTATGCAACATAGACTTATAGTTAACAGAAGTGTAATTGACGCTGACTTCAAGACATATGAAAGAAACCAAAACTACTCACTATTTTATCAAATGACTAGATTATGTCGTGATAAAAATGCCCTTGCCCATGATGATAGGCTGGATGCTTTATGTGGTGGTATAGCTTATTGGACTGAAAAGATGGATATTATGGAAGACACACAGAAGGAGAGTTGGACTGAAGACCAGCTATTAGACTTTATCGAAAATGGTGTAATAAACACGTTGTATGAAAACGAACGTAATAATTCAACTTTATACATTAAAAATGTACAAATATACAGATAGGGATGCTTTATAGTGTCCCTTTTATTTTTTAATTGTCACACAACACCATTTTGCTAATTGTCACACTAATAGAAGAAAGTAAGGAAAAGTTATATATAGTATATATAAAGTATTTACTTTAAGTAGCAACGAATGTATGTATATTAAAGCATAAGATTTAAGTATTAATTAGTAAAAAACTACTACTACTTATATCTAATAAAATAATAAAATAAAAGGTGATAAATATGATAATTAAAAATAGTAGTTATAATTTACTTGAATGTAATAGTCATATATGGGATAATAAGATTGCTTTCTCTACTAAAGAAGTATCTTTAATGTTAGGAGTTCCTACTTCTACTATTACTAAATTATGTAAAGAAGGAAAAATAAAAGTATTTAAAGTTGGAAGACATTATAGAATTTCAAGAGTAGATTTATGTAGATATATTGAAAGTCAGAAAGATGCTACAATATTAATATAAGCACTTATTAGCACTAAATATGCTATAGCATATTTATTTTAATAGGGTTATTTTATTTGTAAATTACAAATAAAATAGTGTATAATAGTAACATCTATTTGTACTATTAATAATTAAACCCTGTAGGAATAGAAAACCTACAGGGTTT